CAGACGCCTTACCGGCGGCGATGTACTTCACGGGGTGGTTGAAGTTGAGCTCCTGGATCTTGGAACCGGAGGAGACCGCCTTCTGCACCTGGGTGATGAGCATGTTCTGGGGCTGACCAGCGAACACCTCACGTTCATCAGTGTCAAGGTAGGCGTAGTTGGTGAAAACATCCCACTTGTCAGTAGCCGCCGCGGAGCCCCAAGTGATACGGAGCTCAACATCGTGGTACTGGAGGGAGATGAGAGGGATGGCGGTCTGCCAGTTTTCACAGAAAGCAAACCTGAGGGGGTAGAACCTGTAGGATGTACCACCGTTGACCAGATCAGCCGAAGGTGATTTGGAAGCACTGGTCGCAGAAAGACGGGGTGCAACCAGGGTAGAGTAGGTGGAATCCTGTTCATCAATCACCTGACCACCGACAAGGAGTTCAACCTTGGCAATTTTTGTCAACCACTGGGCTTGAGTGTAAGGAATGGTCTTGGTCCCATCATTGGGGACGAGATAGACATATCCGAGCATATCACCCTTGCGCTCGAAGCGCACGGTGGACATACCACCATTCGCGACATTGCCTTGGATGACCTGACGCTCGACAGTTTGGGAAAAGTTTGTATGACGTTTGTAAGTGCTCCTGAAAAAGCTTACTTCGGGTTGACCAACAAGGTGGACATCCTGGGCACCGACAGCAACGAGTTGGGCAATACCACCAGACATTTTATAATATAGTGAGACTTTATTTTTAAGCTTGGAAGACTTACAAACTGGGATACAATTTGGAAGAAATGGTGACGACTTCTACGAAGTCGGGACTTAGATAGAATCGGTGCATGTTTTCATAGTTTTAAGTTTATTGTAAAGGAGTTCATAGACGTTCCCTGTAGGGGGTGTATCAAATTCAACTCCGACATGGATACCCCCAATGTCTCTAGAACCAGACACGCGCAATTCAGGGGATACCCACATGGTGAAGCGACCCTCGACGATGTACTTAGTAGTGGACGTGGTCGTGGTCGTGATCTCACCTGTTTCGGGATCAGTCTCATCACTCATGTTCTCCTCAACATTTTTTTCCACCCTGATATTATTCCCACCCACTGAAGCATACGGGTTAGTAACAGTCAGTCCATTACCGAGCGTAATCGTTTCGTTGATGATGACACCCATTGTTTTATTATATTAAGATGTTATTTTTAAATAAGTGAGCAAATCCAAAGAATTCTTTTTCCATGGGTGAGGGAAAGGGGGACTAGACATCTATGGTTTTGTTGGAAACGACGCTTGCCAGTCGTTTGGACCACCTGTATAAGTACTTGGGAAGTCACGAAGTGCTTGACGATATGTCTGCCACATTTGTTTCTCTTCATCGGGGATTGGGGAATCGGGCATTTGCGTCCAATCTGAGGCAGTGAGTTGTTTATTTCTCTCGGTGATCATATCTTGAAGTAACATTCTGATTCTTCCCTTTACGGTTTCAGTATTAAGAGTAAAAGTATATGTCCCATTTTGTTCTCTTGTAAAATCTGCTGTCTCCGGTGCATCATTAAACTCTTCTGGGAGATCAACTAACACATGCGTGTCTGGAACTTTTTCACCGTATACGAAAACATTCGAAAACACGTTTGAAACATTGAAATGAAATGTATTATTTTCAATGCTATCAATCACTATATCACCAACATCAGTTGCAAATATATTACTATCTAACATATATTCGTTGCACTTGACATAACACGAAACAGTATCGGTGTCATCACTTTTATTTAAGGTTGCTTGACTCATAACATTTGGGATGACCCCTTCTGGAACGTTTGATTTTTTATCATACATCATACTTCTCTGACTTTCTTTGTGAATCAGCAATTGAAACATTATACGATACACTTAGAAATTTAATATGCGGTAATATACCCCAAATCTATAAGATATACAATGTCATTATAATCTACCGTGTTATTGCCGGCGTGACCCGTTGAAGGTAATATGAGGTATGTGGCATTTCCAGTGACGGTATTCCATGTTCCAGTTGTGGAAGTGCACTGATTCACTAGAGTGCTCAGGCCCCCCCTTTGCCCATCACAACCCACTTCCGCCCATGTAAATTGTAGATTCATAGTGGATGAAGTTAATTTTAATGGTAGATTTCCACGTATCGATAGGAGACTACCCATTCTAACTACCTGTAGATGCTTCTCGTATACAGTACTCCAAGTGGTACTAGCATAGCCATTGGTACGGTACGCGTTATAAATACCCTGAAACAAGTAATTCCCCCCTAATGCCAAAGGTTTAGTTAGATTTATTTGTCCAGGTTGAACAAACCCTTGGTAATTAATCGTCAACGCAGATTCAGTAGAAGTTACAGCGTTTGTATCCCCCACAGTATCCACGCATAATTTAAGGCTACCACGCCCATAGGTGGATTCTCTTTGGAACAGTATAGCACCCTTGGCGAGACTAGCCGGCTCGGGCGAATTTGCAGAACTTACAGCAAAAAAGATTGCGGCAGCCCCCGTCCCAGCGTTCTCTTTCTCTATAATCAGACCAGTCGTTTGTTCATTTGCATCTTTATATATATGCATTGTGCTAGCTGGAGCCGACGTCCCGATACCGACGTTGCCGGACCCGAGGAATGTAGCTATAGTTTTATCTGGGATAGTCCCGTAACCGTTATTACCATTGGCGGCACCATTTACGCAAATATCGAGACGCCCATAGGGGACTACAACGCTATTATCATCAGCACCCAACTTGAAACCGACGGATACACTGTTAATATCCCCGACATCACCTTGACCCGTAAATCGTAAATACTCCGTTAAATTATGGGCACCTATAAGGTCACCTTCTGTCGCAAGAGGGTCACCAGTCTTACTCTGTAAATGTAATAGTGTACTCGGACTCGTCGTCCCGATACCGACGTTGCCATTACCTCGAATGGTAAGTGCATCATTATTAGCGTTGTTGTTCGCGTAATTACCTACACTAAATATCATGTTGGCAGATTCACCATAGAAGGTACCCGCGGGTGGTGCAATTACGGAAGACATTCTGATCTTACCGATGATACCAGTTCCCGTGGAGGTATTATCGTTTTGTTTGAAAATGATTGATCCAATATCCTGATCTAAGCCTAACACCGTGTCGGTATTTTCGAGTAATATTCTTGGATTGGTCGAATCTTCTATATGCAGCTTGTATTCTGGACTCGTCGTCCCAATCCCAACATTTCCATCTGCTCTCATACACATAAGAAGATTAGCACCACTTATAGTTGGATCTGCCCCACCCGCTGCTTTACTGTAAAAAGACAACCTTTCGTCAGATGTTTCCGCCGTCCCACTAGCATCGTAAGCTATAAACATACAGTCTTTGTCGGAATGGTCTTCCATAAACACGATACCAGCACTAGGTGTATCGGGAAAGGTTCGGTGCACACATATTGAGCCACCTTTTACATGAAGTTTTGCCTCCGGACTCGACGTCCCGATACCGACTTTGCCGTTTTGCCTCACAGCAAAAAATTTTGTTCCATTCTTCCCTTCTACTTCAAATCCCGGCTGAGTATTTCCCTGACCTTCATTGTATTCACCCATTTTAAAAAGGAATAGAGGGTCCGATGCGCTAAAGTCTATACCCCTCTGCTTAAAATATGAGTAATATCCAGAATTAGAATCGTTCCTACTGTATGAATAGAATGTATCATGAGCATTGATATTTCCCTGAATGTAAAAACGAATTGCAGTGTCAACTGCAGCACCGACGGCAGTGTTGCCACTCAGTCGCGTGGTCCCGGAACTTGTCATTAAACCGGCACTACTGATGGTCAAACGATTGGTCCCACTTGTGCGCATTACAATTGTATCTACAGCCGAAAACCCAATGTAGGTGTTGTTATCCCCGTTGTGATAGAGGTAGTCGTCGATATACATATGGTCGGCGGATAGGGTCCCAGTGACATGGACACCCGTATTTGTTGTTTGTAACTTGTTACTGTTATTATAATACAGGTCAGTACTGCCATTTTGGTTAAATTTTGCCGCCCATTCGTTGTCGGTGTCATTGTATATACCACAGAAAGAAGCTCCTTCGGACATAAACACCCACTGGCCATTGATACTGTACCCTTCCCAGGAACCCTTACCCGTTCCTACCGTGCCAACTGAACCATAATCTCCTGCGACCGCCCCTAAACCATACACATTCTGGTCTCCAAACATGACTTGCTTTAGTCTCAATCTATTATTTGTGTTGTCATATATGAGGTTAGCATCCATATACAAATCTCTTTGCCCCGCAGTGTTACTACCTACCATTGTGAGATAATTCGCTGTATCACCCGTATCATCACGGGTTACTTGAACTTTCGTAGCCGTAGCTGCGGTGCCGTTGCTCGCGAGACAACCGATAAAGGTTCGTATCGCCGCTGCATCGCTACAGAAACGTATATGATTATCACTACTGTTGTTAACCCTATACGCCATCGCACCGCTGATAGTAGATTGGTTAGTGTAGTTAGAGCGGAACAGTCTCGCTTGAATATCAGCACTACCGTCGCGAGCCGCGACTTTACCCGCGGTCGCAGCTGTCGTCGCATCTACGGCGAATGTTCTCGCTGTTGCACCATTGTAGGCACTCCCCGTGATGTAGTCCCCCGGAGTCACCGATGCCCCGAGACCTTGAGATAATGTTACAGTACCAGAACTATTGACAGTCAAACGATTCCCCCCATTCACGCGCATTACAATTGTATCGTCACCAGAAAACCCAAAGTAGGTGTTGTTATCGCCGCCAGCGTGATAGATATAGCTGGGTATATACAGTTTATTACTTAGTGTTACATTACCTGCACTACTGACAGTCAAACGATCGGTCCCACCTGTG